TGCGATGAGCGTGTAGCCGTACCAGCGAATGCGTTTTTCAATTTCTTTTGCTGGTGCCTGAATCGAAAATCCATCGACAAGCAGACCAAGACACCACCGCGGAGGTAGCCCTTCCGGCTCACACCTGCCGTACCGCGGCCCAAATTCGTCATAGTGCTCAATCATCATTACTTGAGGCTTGCCGCACCTAAGCACTTCCTCAGCAATCGGCCAATCCTGCCCGTCGACATCAACCACAACGAAGCTTTGAGGCAGTTCCAGGCCATCTAGCATCCTAGCATCGAAGAAACCGTGAATAACAGCGGTTTTTCGTGTCATTTTAAGCGCGTTTTGGCGTAGTTCATCGGCCTCAAAAAGCACTGTTTTGACGCCTTTTTCGAGCAAAAAGCCGAGCGTAAGCGGTAGTGATTGCCCGTCTCCGGCCCCAATTTCAACCGCTAAATCAGGGCTAAAACGCTCTGAAAGTGCCTCAAGGATGCCCGTTTCTCCGAATTGCCAGCCGTCCGCGTGGTCATTCAACCATCGAAACCGCTCATCCGTTGCCGTCATTGGCTTGTTTGCGTCGCCCACTTGGCCACCTCCTCTAGTTCCGCATTTTCGTATCGCTTTGGTAAATATTCTCTTTCGCTTGTTTTCAAATACCTAGAAGTAAAGAAACTAAAAACAAATCGCCCTTTTTCGTCTCGTTCTCCAGTCCAGCGATATGTAACGGCTCTATAAACTACGGCAGTTTTTGTAAGGTAAATTGCCGGAAGTGTAATGAATTTCCTATGTAAATCGTCATCATCAAACACGGTTATGGCGTATTCCCATCCATGAAATTCACCGCCCTGGAATATCGTTCTTCCTTTTAACTTGCCGCTCATTGGGCCACCTCCGCCGATTCTGTGTTTTCGCTTTGTTGCGGCGGTTGATAGCCCTTTTGTTTCGACCGTAAAAACTTCGAAGAAAAGTGCCTGTAGATCAACCGGCCTTCGTCGTCCTCAGTTCCTAGCCAGCGATAGGTTTCTTCCCAATACTCAATCGTGTCGCCTGCCGAGTTGCAGCAAGGAAGGGTGATAAATTCGTCAATCGGCCTGTCGCCGTCAAACGAAGTCACGGTGTATTCAAAATCGTGAAAATCACCTTTTTGAAATATCACCTTTATTATTTCGCGATCGCTCATTTGCTATTCTGCTCCGAAATAGCGTGTAGGATTTGGTCAACGCGGGAATCCCAACCCGCGACCGTTTCGCCAACAATGGCAACGAGTTCGGTTTCGTCTTTGGCATTACCGGCAGCGTCAAGCAGTGCCGCTTTACTGGCCTCAGTGTACTCGGTTGCAATCGTCTCCGCTGCGATCTCGCTTCGATCGTCTAGCAGCGGCCGAATAGCGTCCGAAATTGTCGAGGTAAATCGAGCATAGAAGCCATCGACCCAATCGACAAAGTTTTTCGATTTGCATCCTTTGATGACTCGATTCTTTTCTACCGATTGCACCCGCGAAATAACTACCCGCATCGCTCGCGCCCCGGTGTCGCTTTCGTCTAGGTCGTCTTCGGGGTCGTCGTCTTCGCCCATCTCATCGCCGGCGCCCGGAGTGATAGCCGGATTAGCGTAGACGTCGCCGCCTTCGTATGGGTTCAGGTCAAGCAGTTCGCGGGCTTCGTTTGGCGAATAGATACGAGCATTGATGCCGGTAGACAAACTGTTAATCGTCGTCGAATAGTCGGTCCGAAGTAGTGCCCGGTCGTGAAACTTGAAGTACAGCACGTCCGCCGCTTGTTCGCGTTCGGTTAGCAGTTTGCGGTCTAATTCTTCCTCCCAGGTCTTGAGCCACTTTGCCAAGCAGTTCGATAGATATGCCAACGTCCGCTGCTCGATGCCGTTGTACGATGTCGAGTCGTCGCCAAGGATCGTCTCAATTGAAAACCACAACGCAACATCTTCGCGACTAAATTGTCGGCTGTCATTGATCTCAGCGTCTCGGCTGTTCATCGACACGACGTTAGCTTTAATGCCTTCGCGTAATAGCCCGATGTTGCCGTTCTGGTCCGGCCCGCCATGCTGCTTGCGAAACCCTTCGAGAAACTCACGGGCCTGTTTTTCGTCGCGGAACATATTCGCCGGTGCCTCAAGTAGCATCGATGAGCGGAATCCCTTGTCAAATCCGCTTTTCACAAGCTTATCCGCTGCGATGCCGATCGCCCAATTATCGTTTGCGATCTTCCATAGACTAAACCCTGCGAATCCATCAAACCCAAGCCCCGGAAAGTGACACATTTCACTGTCCGCGATAACCATCAAGCCGCCGCTGCCGGGGATGTCGGGATCGGCCGGCATGTCGATGTCTCGATACTTGCGGATCGGCTCATCTTTGTGCGAATCGTATAGATACCACTTTTCGCCCTGCCACATGACGATCGCCATCTTCGCAGAGTCCAGCGGTAGCAAGTCGAGGATGCGAGAGTTTGCCGTAGTGCCGGCCCTGCGGATCCATGCGAAGCCATTGCCGTACATTAAACAATTCGCCTGTAGCGATTGCTTGAACTGCATCGGTGTCTGATAGTAGTTCGGACGCTTCTTGCAAAGCATGTAACGATAGTCGTCGGTCGCACGCTCCGCCCCGCGTTCTAGTCCGCGATGGAGCACCAGCGGCAACTGCCCCATGTGCCCGCTGATCTTGTTGACGGCATACCATACCGGTGCATAGCTCATCGCCTTTACTGGCGAAACTATTTTCTTATTTTCATCGTTTACAAGTGCATCGAACCAACCGTTGAAAATGCGGCCGATGTTAAGCAGTCCTGCCATAGTTATTCCTTTAGCTAATAAACATCGAACCGTGTGCCCGTGCCCGTGTGCTCATGCAAGCACGAAAGGCCATCACCACCGCAACCACCGGGTCAATCTTGTCGCGGCTATTTGATTTATCGAACATCCACCTATCCGCCCGATCCCTGACGATTACCGCATTTTGTACGCAATATCTTAGCAAGGAATCCGATCCGCTGTGCGAAAATCGCCCTTCGGTGATCGCTTGCAAGAATGCTCGGATAGGCTCGTTAAAATGAAGGTAATTCTGGGGCATACGAATAGGTTTAAGCCCTTCTTGCTCAAGATGCCCCGCAATCACATTTGCCTGATAAGGGTCGAATGCAATTTCCGATATGCTCCAATCTTCGCATTCTTTGATCAAGTCATCCCGGAGTGAATCAAGAGCATACTTGCCAACGTCGATTAGTCCCTGCGAAATAAACGACGCGAAAGGCTGTAGCGACAAGTCGCGGCGGGTGTCTGCAAACATATACGATCGCTGTTTGCACTCATAGCGATAGATTGGCCTTTCGTCTTCATCCTCGCCAACCCTGAATCGTGCAACCACCGCCCAGGATGCCAAGTCGTCGCGGCCGCCTAGGTCAAACCCCGCTGCGATTGCGTCAGCGTCTTCCCACTCGGTTAATCCGGTGCCAAGTTCATCCCATCGCCGCACGTCAATGGCGTGCTCTGTGGACGATGTCATGCGGTTGCAATGGTAGCGCAAGAATCGATTCTTGGCTGTTTGCTTGGCCTTAGCTTCCGCGGCTTGCTCTCGTAGATAGTCAAGCTTCACCGATTGCCCCAGGCCGGGGTTTGCTTTGATCCACGTTGATTCGTCAAACGGGTCATCGTCGTCATCGAGTTCGGCAACGTAGGCGAATAACTGCGGATCTGCTGCCTGTTGCTCTAGGATGAGCTTGCAATATCCAACTTCGTCTTTCCATAGCTCCGATTTGTCATCTCCTGCGGTTGTGATTGTGCAGAGTAGCGGCTGTCGCCTTGCACCTGAGCCGGTCCGCATCGTGTCATAGAATTTTCGGTGACGCTCTACCCAAGCATGTAGCTCATCAAGAAAGATTGCGTGAGGGTTCAATCCGTCATAAGGCTTATCGCTGCCAAGCGGCCTGATAAGGCTATGGGTGGCGGGGAATTGAATAACACTAACGCGGCTGTCGGCGTGCTTGCTTAATGTCTGCGATGCCGCAATCATCTGCTTTGCGTCAGTAAATAGGATCGCCGCTTGCTCTCGCTTGGTCGCTCCGATGTATACTTCGGCAGCGGCCTCGCCGTCAAAGAATGCGAACAGGATAGCAAGGCCGGCCGCCCACGTTGTTTTGCCGTTTTTTCTGGCAACCGAAACGAAA